TGCAACTAAAACAGCAAAATTGACCAAATATCCCGCCCCCGTCATGATAAGAGTAGGCGCTGTAACCGTTGCAGAAGTCTGCGTTCCAAGCCCCCTCAATGTGCTTTGAGATAAATTATTAAGCGCTACAACGCCATTTTTCTGCGTAGTAAGGATGTCACCGAGATTGGCAGTCATCAGAACCTCCCATCGGGCTGCAAGCGATAACGGAAATTTCCCAACCGCCAGAAAGATCCAATGTCGCTACTTTCAACTTTGATTGAAACAAGCCGCCCCCTAAAACGAGGCGTTATATATGTCGTTGCCTGCGTCAACGTATATGGGCCATAAGTATTTGGCGTCTGTCCCGGATAAGCCGCCACATAAAACGTCAGCAAAATGTTTGCGCCTTGCGTACCGCCATAATAGCCCCATTTCATGTCAGGCCATACTTGGTCAATGAACATTAAGACATCAGCTTCAGAAAGCACGAAATAGCCAGTTTGGAAATAGGCATCCATAGGCTGACCATCAGCATCGGTAGATGTCTCATGCTGGTAGATGTAACGGTTTAAAGCCGCGCCAATTGGCGCTCCTAGAACTGATTCATTGATCCATGCACTGCGCGCAACATAAGGGTTTGAAGTAGAATTAAACCCATAGTCCCACTGGTCCAAAACAAAGTTGTATTTCACATAACCATAATTCTCACCGCCGTTTCCTACAGTGGGGAAATACCAAGAAATTTCGCCAAAACGGGAATTGGGCGCAACTCTGATGTGGTCGAGATTTGATGTGTCAAGATCTTGGAAGATCACGTCCCATACAGGGCAACGTATCGGTTCAACACCGTTGCCGGATAGTCTATAAAATTGGCTTGCACCCATCCAATAGACCACGCCATTGACGGACGCCGCCGCCTTGCGTCCAATCAAACCGCAACCCGTTCCAAGCTCATTGAACTGGTAAACATAAGGAGGGCCAACATACTGCATAGCCCACAAGCCAAGATCCGTCCAAATCAACCCCTGTTGGGGGCCTTGGATACATTGAACAATGCGAGACCCTTTAGGGATGCGATAGGAGCCCGCTTGATTAGTGATTAGCGCCGTCCATTGAGTGAAATCATCGACATCAGACCAACGGATTAACAGAGGATCTTTTATGCCATCAAAAGTAGATCCCCACGCAATAACTTGCCTTTGCGGCATCGCAACGAACATGCCATCATTGACAGTAGGAGCTTCAGGAATAACGAGGGCGATTGGTTGACCAGTCGTTGGAGACCATTGGTATATAGGCCCGTTTAATGGGCACGAAATTAAAATTTCGCCCCAGTTATCAAGCGTCCAATCAATAGCATTGATAGGCGTTCCCGTAGTTAAAGTAGGCGCATTGCCAGCACCATAACCACCTTTACCATATCCGCCGATGCCATACCCGGTTCCTGCCGCCAGAGGGCCAATGCCTTTATAGTAGACGTAGTGTGCATTGCCGCTGTTTAAAGATCCGGTAGTTGTTGAAGACGCATTGTTCTTGCCTGCAATAGTGAATGTGCTGCTACTAGGTACTGAATTAACAATAAAGTTGCCATACAGAGTGACACCGCCAACAGTGGTAGCAATAAGAACAGGAAATGTGTCTCCAACAGCATAACCATGATTAGCAAGCGTGACAGTAATTGTGCTGCTACCCAAGGTCGTTGCAAAGACAGGTACAGCGCCTCCATTGGAAACAGACGATGTTGCAAGAGCGGGAGATCCCAAAGCGTTCAGGGCATAGATTGTGTAAGTGTTTGCGCTCCCGCCGGGGTTGTAACATTGATACTGCCCAAACAGGACAAGTCCACCAACGCCAATTTGTGTTTGTATATCGACGGTGTCATAGCCAGACACATTACGGCCAGTGTCGGTTATTACAACCGCATTGCTGCCAGATGTAGTTGTCGCATTGACCGCCACATTGACAGTAGTTTTTTGAGGAGTGATGTCGCTTGAGCCGCCCGAAAGGATAACTTGCAACGTACCGCCGCCGCCAGATGCTACTCCTTCAGCGCCCACGCCAAGGTAAGAATTGCCATTAGTGTCTTCCCATGCCCACAGAGCGCGAACAATAGAGCCTATGGTGTTGGAGTAAAATTTGGTCCACCCACCAAGCTTCTGCACCAATCCGCCAAGTGTCTTATCAGGAATGAACCTGATAAGTTGGCTCTGTGAAATTGCAGCCTCATTAAGGGCTGGCGTCTTGTTTTGATCGACGCCGGGGAGCAACTTTAAGGAGCTATGCGGCATACTTTGCTCCTTTTTGTTGCGGAAATTTTTGCTTTTGTTTCATCTGTATGCTTGCGGCCATAAAAATGATTTTTATTCCCCATCTGAGCTTTAGACACAGATACAGATATTTTTGCTTTATGCTCTTCCGATTTTGGAATTCCCCTCATTGGAGAAGATTTTCCTTTATGAGCATCAGCAATCTTTCTTTTTGTTTCTTCTGAGAGAACTGCGCCAAGGCGAGTTTTCTTGCCCTTCATAGCAATAGAAAGTCTATGACGCTGCTCATCTGTCATTTTTTTCCCACGCATGGGACTTGGTCTGCCATACATGTGGTGATTTTCACCACTCGGCCCAACATGCCCAGCAGAACCTTCGCCCCCAGTTGTCATGTTAGCTAAGTCAATTCCGTTAGTGGAATACATCAAAATCCGTTGTTTTTCTAAATCAAACGCCTCTTGTTCAGAAAGATCAGAGGCAACTATACGAACTTCCACGGCAAAGCCAAGCCTATGAAGTTTAGCTTGAATCGCTTTATGGTGAGGGTTTCTTCTTGCCATCATATTGGCTCGGCCACCTCGACCTTTGCCAACATAAAAGGGCTCATCACGATCAGGGCGCCAATGTTCATACACATAAAACATAACTTACCCCCTCGTCGGGGTAGCGACAGGCGAAAGAGATTGAGACGACCAAGCAGCGCCCTCAAACTTCTTCCTGTACTCTTCACCCAAAGCGCTCTTCAGCAGAGCTTGATACTGGCTTTCATAACTGACCGCCATTTGCGGGTCGTCATTGGCCCGGCCAAAATTGCGCTGATATGCACTAATGTAGATCATTGAGGCCATGATGAAGATGTCGGGCAAGTAAAGACTGATGAAAGTCGTCAGTGTCGTACCATTGGTGCCGTCGCCGAGGCTGCCGGGACGGTATGTTCCCACAATCTCGACCGTATAGGCGGCGTCCGGGTACGGGCCAACCAAGAAGGTCCAATTGGAGTTAGCATTGCCGCCAAAAGGCGCAAAATACTGCGGGAGCCCGGTGCTGGTCGCCACCCCAAAGACAGCGTCCAAATACTCTCTGGTGGTCGGGAGAAGCGGGTTGCGGGTGCCGAGATCTGGATTAGTGGTCGTCGATGGCGTGATCACATTGATCTGCTCGGGGACAACAAACGTGCTGGTCGGGACGATGACCTGACGGCTGCCAATTGTCATGCTGTATGAGGTAGTCGCGATAGATGTGAACAGGAAGTCGAGATCGCGGTACATGCGGTTCTCGGCATAGGAGATCATCTGAGGAAGGATAATCAGGTACGCAGGATCGGTCTCTGCCACAACCGCCATCGTGGCGATCTGCGTCTTGTAGCTGTTGGTGCCAGCTACTGAACCGTCGTAACTCAAGCCGACCGTCATGGAAAATGCTCCAATTTACGGCACTATAGCAGCTATTTCGCTCCAGCGCACCAACCCTCTCGGCGAGCATTGTTTTGCTTGACCTCGATGATCGTGGCGGTCGTATCCTTGGATGACCAAGAAACGTCCCGCCAGACATCGCAGACTGCGCCATTAGTCGGCGCGCTTATGGCCGTCAGACTTGAGCAGGCCATCAGGGGTGACATCAACAGCATCGCCAGCACGAACCGCATTTTGCGTCCTCCGTAAAACATCTGCGGTAGCCGCAGCCTCGACCTCTGCAATGGCGTCGGCCCGGATCTTGAAGTAAACACCGCCGAGAATAACTATGGCGGCAAACGCCATAGCAAGGTAACGGCCCACGGGGGTAAAGAGAAGACTAAACACCATGCTCCTCCATATGTTGCTTACGGAAGTACCAGATCGCCCCACCCAGCCCAACGACCGCCAGCATGATGATGAAATTGGGATTGTGGAGTAGGCCCATAATTTGATCAGCGAGGTCGGACGCATCCTGCGCGTTGGAAGCCACCTGCTTTGCCGCTCCAAGGCCCCCAAGCCCGGCGGTGATGATAGCAGCGTTGCCCTGTTTGCTATCCGCCATTGACGGGACCGGCACGGGCTCCGGCTCGGTGCGCTGCTCATGCTCGTCATCCGTAGGATCTTCTTGCGGCGCGGACACAAGAGGAACTGCGCCAATTGGCGCAATTTCGTGCGCCATCCACCATGCACTTTCTGCTTGGCGGCGCTTTACGAGACCGGCGAGAACCTTTCCGCCCCCCTTGGTCCACTTCATCAATTCGGCGGGCACGGCGTCAAACTGCGCGGCATTCACCTTCTTGAGGAGGGTGGACGATTGCAGGTTGCCCACTCCAGCGTTGTAAGCGAAGTCCACGAGGACATCGAACTGGTGCTGGGTCAGCGGCTGCTTGACCATGTTGAAGACAGCAGTCTCATACTTGACCAGATCCCGGCGCAAAATGTCGTCGGCCTGCTTCTGGGTAATCGTCATGCCATCCGCGACCGCCGGAGCGCCAGCCGCCGAAGTGTGGCCGTAACCGATGGTGCAGACGTTAGCCGGGCAGCGGTAGGCTTTCAGTTTGCAGCCTTCGAACTTCTTGAGAAGGGCATCAATGCCTTCTTGGCTCATTTGCATGGCGACACTCCTAATGCGCGAAAGAGACGGCTGCGAGCAGGCCGCAGATGATGAGAACAAACAAAAGCAAGAAAGCAGAGCCATAGACCATAACGTTTTGCATAAGTTCCTCCTGCTCCTTGCGAGCCTTGAGACGAGCAGCAGCCTGTTCCTTCCGTATGCGGGTCGTCTCAAGGCTCGCAAGGAGCA